AGATGATTTTGAAACATTCTGGAAAGCGTACCCACGGAAAACTGCTAAAAAAAATGCAGAAAAAGCATGGATGAAAGCTAAACCAGATTTGAACGTTGTTTTGTCAGCTATTGAAGTCCATAAGAAAACGGAACAATGGACAAAAAACAATGGTACTTTTATCCCTCACCCTGCTTCTTGGATTAACCAGGAAAGATGGAACGATCAATTAACGATCAAAAAGGAAATTAATTTTGGAAAACTTATCTAGTTTACTCATCTCTGGAAAACAAATTGACCGCTGGCAGAACAAATGGCAAGACAAAGTAACCGTTGACGACATGGCGGAAGTTACTGCTGCCAAATATTTTGAAAAAGCCGTTATTGACTACTTTGATGAAGGTGGCTCATTGCAGGGCTTGTCTCTTCCTTGGTCAAAGACAGACAGTTTATTCAGGATACGCAAAGGGGAAATAACCTTGTGGCATGGATTTAACGGTAGCGGTAAGTCATCGGTACTTGGCTTTGTGACCCTTGGACAACTACAAATCGGACAAAAAATTGTTATCATGTCCATGGAAATGAAACCAGAACAAACTTTAGCCAGAATGATTAGGCAGGCATATGGCGTTAAAACCCCATCAAAATCCGCTATAAAAGATTTTTTTAAATGGGTTGATGGAAAGCTATGGATTTATGACCAAATTGGTTCTGTGCCTTCTAAACGAGTTTTAGGGTTATTGGGTTTTTCTAAAGAAATATTGCGGGTTGACCAGGTTGTTGTTGATTCGTTAATGAAATGCGGTGTAAATGTCGATGACAATCAGGAACAAAACCAATTTGCCAATTCTATTTGCGCTGCGGCAAAGCAATATAACATTCATATTCACCTTGTACATCATGACCGGAAAACTGAAAATGAGGACCAAATGCCTAATAAAATGTCAGCTAGAGGTTCATCTACCGTTGCTGACCAGGTAGACAATATTATCGGAGTTTGGCGAAATAAGCCGAAAGAAAGAAAGATTGAAGAAGGGGAAGCATCGAATGAACCAGATTACATTTTACTTTGTGACAAACAAAGAAACGGAGAATGGGAAGGGAAAATTGCTTTATGGTCAGATAAAGACTCACTTTATTTTAAAGAGTTTGAACATCAACGTGTAGAAAGTTTTGTAAAACCTGCTTGAATATCTTATATTTTGTGCTATTATAAATAATACATTCATACAACGATAGAATAAAGGATACTAAAATGGAATTAAAAAAACACAAATGGGCTGATGAAATACATGCTTGGGCAGATGGGAAAACCATTCAAAAAAGGCTCGTTATTCTTAATAACGGGGAAATAAAACATGGGGAATGGAGAGATGTTACTAACGATAGCGGTTCAGTATTATTTTTTAACAGTGATTTTGCTGAATATAGGATTAAACCTTAAGGAGAATCTGTGGATATTGACCCTAACAAAGCCGTTGAATACATACTAAAAAATTCGAAAGAATACGCTCAAGCTAAGGCAAATAGAATTTTTTTAGAAGAATTCAGGAAGTCTCAAAAAGCTATTCTTATGATGAAGTCTCATGAAGAAACATTAGGAGGTAGGGAAGCATGGGCTTATGCTCATGAGGATTACATTAATATCCTAAAAGGCTTGCAAGAAGCTGTAGAGATTGAAGAGAAGTTAAAGTGGAATCTGGTTGCGGCGCAAGCAAGAGTAGAAATATATCGTACACAATCGGCTAATAATCGTTTTGTTGACAAAGTAAACACATAAGGAAATAAACATGAAAAAGAAACTAAAACCTGTAAATTTAACTCAATTCTTTAAAATATTTAATAAATCCTATGATTTATGGGGAAACGATGAGCATCACCGTAGGCAATGGATTAGAAAAACTGTAGCCCTTTATTCACAAGGACTACATGCTAGCCAAACAGGCGGATGGAAAGTAAATTAAGATGGGTTAGCTGGCTGGCTTGCTGGCTGGCTTTCTTGTGCGCTTGCCTGTGGCTCTTGTGGCTGTTGAGCTTGTTCTTGTCTTAACTGTTCGATCTTTTGCAGTTGAGGCAAGACTGCTTGTCTGTAAGCGATCACTAGGTTCGCTATGTTGTCGAATGGCTGGCTCCCCAGATACTGATTCAATGCTTTTGCTATCTCTTCGCTGATGAATACTGGATTCATGATTAACTCCTAAAACTATTTTTATAGAATAAAATACCCATGTATAAATACCTAAACAATAAAGCTGAATTAAGTATTCATCATCTATCATAATATATTATTTGCTTAAATTGTGAATAGTCGCATCTTTATTTTGACTGCTTGAAGATGAACCAAAGTAAAAACTTACTACTCCAGCCCATGCAGTTCCCAAACTTCCAAGCATAATCATAACCTCATTACCTTTTTGAACTTGCCCATACATTAAAGCTAAAAGTATTCCAAAAAATCCAGCACTAATAAATATAGCTAAAAATCCGGGTATCCATGATTTGGTAACAGATTGCATATTCCTTGCTGACTCACGATCCTTTTCAGCAAGTGATGCAAAATCTAAACCAAGCGTTTCCTCTGTTTTTTTGAGTTCTATTTCGGCTTGTTTTACTTGAGCGATCTGATCGGAAGATAGCTTGCCGGTCTCAAGCATCTGTTTAGCGTCATCTTGCCCTACGCCTAACACTTTACCTACGATTTCGTATGCCAAACCGCCCAGTGGTCCTGATATTGCTGTTGCTATAGTTGGAGCAAGTTGTTCTAGCCAACTCATGATAACCCCCTAAATAAGAGATATTCTTTGGTTCTACGATTAACTAATCCTTGGACTACTCTACCACCAGCATACACCCATTTATGGAATTCATCAGAGGCTAGTTCAGGTTTGTCTTCGTTGAGAAGTTTAAGAAGGGTTGATCCCTTGAGAGCGTTAACTCCAAGGTTGTAGGCAAAATCGACTAACGCATCAAATTGATTTTGGCTTACTTCTACTTGAATAATATTTGAAACTTGATCTGCGGTTGGTTCAACAATACGAACTAGAATTTCTTGCCCTTGATCTTCAGTGATCGGAGCGTCATCCATAGTTACTTTACGACCATCACCATAGTGAGTAAAACCATATCCAATGGTAGGAATACCAGCCACATCAAGGTAAGGGGCAGATCTCCATCCCTCGCATTCTTTGATTAAATCGTAGCATTGTTGGCTAGGTGTCATTTGACTTCCGGTGTTACAGGTTGGTCGGGTGTTATTACGGAATCAGGTTGTTGTGGTTGTGCGGTATTTTGTGCCGAGGTAATAAAGCGTTCAATCTCGTCTTTGGCGTGACTATCAAAAGATTCTAAATGACTTAATAACCATGAAAATATACTCATAACCCTCTCCCTAATTTATGTGCAAAAACAAATAAATATTACTAAACAGCATAATCAAAATTAAAACAAAAAGAATTATAAAATGTAAATCTGTCATTTGTCCACCTTTTGACTAAGTTTATCTTCAATTCGATCTAGTTTGGTAAATATTGCAGTCATCATTTGGTCGAATTTATCTACTTTTACATATTGTCCTGCTACCAACACCTCAATATGCGACACTTTATCTGATAAGCTTCTATCTGCGGTCTGAAGGTCTTTTACGGCTTCCCATAAAGTTTTAAGGAACCATCCAATCGCGGCCATAGCGGTTCCAAACGCTAAATCAATTATTGAATGTACATCCATTTTTGCCTCAAGTCTAAATAAACAGCTATGCCAAATAAAATAACCTCAATCCCAAAAATCAACAAAAACTGTTTGTCATTCATATTAAACTAACCACTAATCCTATTGTGAATAATAGTATCATTATTATTATTAAAAATAGAATAATATCTCTCACGCTGTACCCTCATTAATCGGTTTCTTTGTTCCAGATCATATTAGAATCCTGTTATGCCAGCGGCTTTGAGTTTAGTTTGTAAATCAGTAATAAGTACTTGTTGTTCTTGAATAGCTTTAACCATTACAGAACATAAAGCATCTAGTTTAAGAGATTGAATTTGATTTGGGTCGTCTTTTACTCCATCTATGGCACTAGGAATAACTGCCTGCAATTCATGGGCTATAAAACCCTCTCTTGTTACACCGTCTGCTACAAATAAATTTTTATAATTAGTATATTCATATGTTACAGGTCTTAATTGAGCAATTCTTGACAATGCTGGAGTTGTATTTGTTATTATATTTTGTTTGATACGATAATCAGAAGTAAAAGCAATTTGCCCAACATTTGTTGTATCTATCCAAAGATAAGGAGAGCCTGTCCATTGAATATTAAAAACATTAGTACCTATAGTTCCCCCAAATCCTGATTGAGTATTGTATCCTTGTGCTTTAATTACTCCGGGATTACTAGTTGACCCGCCTGAAGTATGCCCCACCAACAAATTACCACTTGTATCTAGCGTTGCATTAGTTACACCATTACTTTGAAGTGATAAGCTAGAACCGCTACCAGACCCAACAGTAGAAGCAACAATAGGTCCTGTAACAGTACCCCCAGTTAAAGGTAAACCAGCCGTACTCTGCGTGGTACCATCACTAAATGTTACTGAAGGACCAGAACCGCTAATCGTAGTAGTCATCTATTTTAACCCCTGCAAAAATGTCTGTATTTGAGTTGCTGTCATTATATTACCTGAAGCGTCTTGTAATTCTGCTCCGTTGGACAGGTCTTTTTTGAATTGGATGTAATCGCTGTTATCAACGGCTAGTGGTATAAAAGCGTTGTCGGATAAGCGTTGAATACAGGATAGTGTATTTGTTATAGAACTGTTAATTTGTTTGTATACCATTATTTACTCCTAAAGTTCCGCAGATAATGTATAACCCAATGAAGAAAAATCCACCACTCCATTTCCACCACCCGTATATTGTATGTCAATGGTTACGCTATTAACGGTCTGCATATATATTGATAGTGCAGCTAGTCCTGTATTTGTTTGAGATGTTATTATTACTGTGGCAAATGTTCTCATTTGTGGGATTGGATAAGGCGTTCTATCAACATTCATACAATATCTTCTATAAGCACTATCCGCATACACCTGATAATACCTCTGACATAAGCTCAACTCATGTCCGTAATACCTGTATTCAAAGCTAGTAGCACTAGACCCTACTTCAAATTGTGGTAAATAAACAGTTCCAGTATTAAATTCTATTGTGGTATTAGAGCCAGCAACAATACCTGTTACTACTAGTGGGCTTGCAGAGTATGTTCCACCATTGACACGACCTTGTGCTGTCCCTGTCCATGATAAAATAAAAGTACCACCATCAGGGATATTTGCTCCCTCAATGATTTGCTGTAATGAACCAGCAGTAATTGTGATGGTAATAGGAACGCCTAACGAGCCTTGAGTAAATGTATATGTTGCCCCGCCAGTACCAGCCTTCCATCTATCGTGAGCATAAGTACCAGCAGATAAAGCCGTACCGGATACATAACCACGCTGATTTATAGTAAACCCAGCATCAATTAGACGATTCTTCATCAAAGTGGCATTACCACCCCCTAATGATGCTCCTGAACTGGTTTGTATTACATCTACATTTAATTGTCCTGACATATCTTATTTCCCCGTAGCAATTAACTGTGCTTGAGTTGGTTCAGCAAGTGTTGGGTGGTTCCACTTGGCTATATATGGACCTTTACCATCTGAATTATCTTGAAGCATGATTGTGCCTGTTATTGGAGAAAAATCAGCTGGAGTTAATGTTGGATAAACTGCTAGGATTTGATCGTAAAGTGCCATTATGCTGTCCTTACTAAAGAAGCTGAAAACATACATCTTACATTAGGAAAAGAGCCACCTGGTAATGTATATGTTGTAACAGCAGCGTTATAAAAATAACCTTCAATATAATCAGTTGTGCCGTTTAAATAAATTAATGTAGATACATTTATACCATAAACAGCAGTTGCGTTTATATCTGTACTAAAAATATATGCTGAACCATTTTTATATATAGAACACAATATTTCACCATTTACAGATACTCCAGAACCCGTGGCTAAATTTACTTGATAATAACCAGCAACAGTTGGCGTAAAACGATAATTAGTATTACTAAAATTTGAATTAGTATCTAAATAGCTAACAAATTGAACTTTAGTCCATGTAGATTGTGAGAAATTTTGATTAGATGCTAAATAAGCTATAAACGCTGGCATATTACTAGACACTTGAATACTTCCACCTGTGGTATCTGGTAGCGTAACAGTATTAGTGTTATTAGTGCTTGGTGCTGTTATAGTTGTAGAGCCCGTTCCGCTTGTTCCACCTTGTATAATAATATTTGCCATTTGTTATTCCTTGCAATTTATTTCAGATATTGACTTTAATTGCG